GAAGGGTCTGCTACAATATCCGCCGCTGTGGCTAGATGAAAATCATCTTGAACTACGTTTACACCATTAACATTTTTAAGAGAACCCATACCACGAGAGGAAACACCAATTTGTGCGCCTCCTTCAATTAGGCTCTTAACAATGTTGCCCATAGGTGTGTCAAGAATTTTTGCTTTGCCTATCCAATCATTTCCTTCTTGGCGTAGTCCCACAACCATGTGTGATACTCTGTCAAGATTAATAGTTGGGGTGTCTGGATGACCCAATTCACCAAAGGCACGGTTTTTATTAATATATTGTTCTGTATATCTTTGCACTTCTTTGGCCATAGTTTCTTTAAGATACTTACGACCATTGCGGTTTACCACTTCTGCTTGTAGAAATGGACCTTCAATGTAAAGATTTCTCTTGCCGTCTTTATCTTCAGCAAGATATTGTAATGTTTCTGTAACTTCTGTTATAAGTTTCATAGCCCTAAAGCCTTTCTTTTTCTTAAAGCAACCATTCTTTTACGCAATGATTGCCTTAATTTACTACGGCGTTTAAATTTGGCACGCCTTGCTGCCATTCTACGATGCCGCCTTTCTTGCGGTTGCATCCTAATTAACTTACCACCACGAATGGTGTAACCTTTAACAGCGGAAAATTTCTTTCTACGCTGAATTTTGCCTTTACGAATTCGAACTCTTATAATCTTTGTTCGACCTGTCTTTTGGACATTTGCTTCGTCTACAATTTCTACTTCAGCGCTTTCTAACTTTTCGCTAATTAATTCTTCAATTTTTTCAATTAAGATTTCTTTTGCTTGTTTTAAATCTTCACTAAACAAGCAATCGATGAAGTCTTTCATTATGGTCTAGTATTATATGGAGGATAATTAAATGCAGCAGGATCATTAAACTGACCACGTTGATAGTCTGCATTGTCTTTACGCAATTCAATAATAATTGAATAAGAAGAATTTGCGGCCATACCTCTTGTGCATACACCAATATCTCCGTTGCAACCACTTGTGCCTTTTGCTTGATTTGGTATTGTAACCCAATTTGAGTTACCATCATATTCATATGTACCACTTACAACTAAAGCACTAATTGTTGGGTTTGCGTTCCAATATAAATCTACATCAGCATTAACAGCATTAACACAATCATACCACAAACGGTGAATTGATAGATTGTAATAGCTTCTAGGCGAACCACCTTGACTTAAAAGTCCAGGTACTGTATTAGCATTTAGGGCGCCATATAAACTGTTAGCCGAAATGCGATTTGGATTATCTTCTTGACCAGAACCATCAAATTTAGCTGTAAGTTTAATTACAGCACGTTCTGTAGTATCTTTTAAAACTTGATATGTAAATACGTTAGACATTTTTTATCCTATAAATTATTGTTCTGTATCCATTGCACCAGTTGACGACCATTGTGAGGCAGTATAAGGTACCGTTACATATTTATCAATTTTATCCACATAGTACAAGGCCACTCGTTGACCGTTTGGAAACTGCCGTACCGATTTTCTACGCATAATTAAAATGTTTGGTGGATCCATTTGTTTTTGACTACTATCTTCATCAAAAAAAGTTTCATTTACCGACTCAACCGCTTCCAAAGCAATAGGTTCCATCGTTTCTTCCACTTGAGAAACGACTGGTTTTTCAGAACTTAAAAAATCTTTAAGCGTTTTCAATTGCTACGTCCTGCGCCGTTGCGATTTCTGGTTCTGGATTTGAAAGAATGGTTTGTGCAATTTCTTGTTTTTTAGCTTCAATATGTGCCGTTACTTTATCTTGAATGGCTGAATACAAAGCATCTCGCATTTCTTTTGCTTCATCATTTTGTGCGTAATCTACAATTGCTTTTACTTTATCCATTTGATTCTCCTAATAAAAATTATTTATAGTATCTGCTTCAGTTTCAAAAATGTACCAGGAGATTTCTCCTCTTTCTTTGTTTTTTCTTCAGGTTCTAATCCTGCTTGATGTGATGCTAATTGTGCTGCTTGTTGAGTTTGAATGTCACCAACCATTTGTGTTTGTGCCACATCATTGGTTACACCAACTGGTAATCCAAGACCTTCTTCTTTTTCTTTATCAATTTCGGTTTGCATTTGTTGAATTTCGTCATCATTCAAACGCAATACATTCTTTTGAATCCAAGCTTGAGAGAAATAACGACCAGTATAGGGGTCAACAGCACCCAATAACTGTAAACGATTAGTCATTAATTCTGCTTCTTTAAGTTCAGTAAAGTTGTTATCTTTAATGAAATCATAATGAATGTGTTCTTTAAATTCTGTCCATTCTTCTGCGGTACAAATACCTTTTAATACACATTGTACACGCAAGGCTTGGTCGAATACATCAGAAAAACGGTTGCGTAAACGGTCAACAAATTTAGAAAATTTTAATTCGTCACGGGTAACTTCTGCGGTACGACCAAGTGAAAATCCTTGGTTTGGTTCTAAACGTGAAATAGGTACAGATAATGCACCATACAATTTCTTTTGGAAATATTTTACGTCTTCCAATTCACCTAAGTTTTGACCACCAGGCAATGTGGAAATTTCTGTACCTTTTCCACCTTCACGGCGAGGCAACCAAAAATCTTCCATCATTGACAAGAATTTACGGTCGTCACGAACTTCACCTGTGTTTGCATCATAGACAAGTTTGTTTTTATACTTAACCATAATGTCACGCAGATATTGTTCTGCTTTTAATTTTGGCAAATTACCTACGTCAATGTAAAAAATACGGCGTTCAGGAGCACGGCTGATACGATAGATAACTGTCGCATCTTCAATCATTCTTAATTGATTAAGTGGTTTTATGGCCTTATGTAAGTATGATAAAACCACAGCACGGCGAGAATCCATAAGACCAGAAACAACAGAGATGATGCTGTCCGTAGTAATGCGTACACCAACTGGACCATAATTGGAAGAAGATCCTGTAGTGACTTTATCGTTATAGATGTAATATTCATTAACGACATCAATAGTTTCCGCACCAGTTCTATCATCTTTTTTCTTTCTAATTTCTCTAATTTTACGAAGTTTGCGTGGGTCAATATAACGCAATTCTTTAATGCCTTCTATAGGATTTTCTTTATTAATAATAACATTATAATAAAGTCTTCCGTCAACATAGTATCTACGGAAAATATCCTGAGCCATATGTGTGTAGTTTAATAGACGAAGAATCGTACCAAATTCGTCTTTAATGGCTTTTTTAATTTTGTCTGGTTGTTGCAGGTCATCCAAAACAATTTGAATTGTTTTACCATCATCGTCTTGAACAATGGCTTCATTAACGATATCGTCAATAGCCGATTCAATTTCAGGTTGCATGGCCATTTCACGATAACGAGAAATGAGTTCTACTTCATTTTTGGATGTGCCGTCTAAGTCGACATATGTACCATAATATGCTGCTGATGATATTGTTAATGCGCCATCATCGTTTGCAGGAGGCGTAAAGGTTGGTTGCACGGAAGCATCTTGTTCGGACTTATCCCGTGATATTGTGAAACCAAAGAGAGAGAATTTATTAGCAGCTGCCATATTATTTAATTTTCCAAGTCAAAAAAACATAAATGGGGAACCAAAGTTCCCCAAACAAAAACATATTAAGAAGTTGTATCTGATTCCCAATATTGGAAAGCAAATGTTGCTGTGTATTCTTCAATAGAATCATTTGATTGCCAATCTAAATCGATTGGTGCAACATCAACAGGGAATAAACCAACAAAATTGTAAGTTTTCAAAATATTGCCAGATTTGCCGTATTGTGTAACGGTCGCATCAACAGAGTAATTAGATGGATTAACTGCACCAGTATTACGGACATTACCTGCATGACTGTTGATAGAGTTTAACCATGACTCTAATGAGTTACGGATAACAAAATCTTCATCATTCAGAATTGTTAATGTCCAGTCTGTAAATGTTCTGTTACCAGCAAACTTTAATTCACGACCAAAGTAGTAAACAGGAACTTGGCCAATTGTTGAACCAGGTAACTGTGCTGCACGAGCCATGAAAGAAGTTTTGGTACTAGCGGCAGAGCCGTTTGCGGCGACTGTTGGGAAGGTTAAAGAGACCTGAAATAGATTGGGACGGGCACCGTCACCAACCATATTCGATCTAAATTCTGTTACATTGAATGCCATTGTTTTCTCCTATATCGTTGTTATTTATTAGACCGCACCAACGATTGTTGTGAAGTCAACACCAGTTCCAACAGCAACAAAGTTCAACTGGATAAAGTTGATAGAACGAGCAGGCTTAATATAAATGTCACCAACAAATTGATTAGAATCAATAACTTGTGCAGTATTGTTTGTAGTATCGCAAACAACACTGAAGTCAGTAATACCACGGCGACCTTGTACATCACGCAAGAATGGAGTAATTAATGCCACAAATTGAGCACGTGTAAATTCATCGTTGAATTCAAACAATGAAAACTGTGCAGCCTTGGCAATTGATTTTTCCAATACAATGAACAATCTACGGACATTGATACGATCAAATGCAGAAGGTTTATTCAATAATGTCTTATCACCAAACAACACAATACCTTGACCAGGAAATGAAACTACTGGATTTACGCCAGCAGAATACAATACGTCACGGTAAGCTTTGTTAGGATTCCATGCCAACTTGATAGCATTTTTAATTGCACCACGGTTGAAACCTGCTGGTGAATACCATGGATCACGAACTGTGTCTGTATTTACGCAAAGACCAGCAACATCACCATTCAATGGTACCCAACGATACACGTTATTGTATTTGTCTAACAAATATTTCCAACCAGAGTCAGCAACAACATAAGAAGATGCGCGAGCCAAAGTTGTCAACCAACTTGTAATATTGGTTGTTTCAGAACCAGCCTGATTAACTACAGCAGATTGTGGTGGTGAAACAAATGCAACACAGTCTTTGCGTTGATTTGCAATATTGTCAATTACATATTGTTGAAGAGCTGATGATGCATCACCTGTTAATACTAAAGAAATGTCAATAATTTCTTTATTTGCAAACAAATCATAAGCTGTTTCTAAATTACTGTCGGTTGGATTAGCATCAACACCGCCAGTTAATTGTAAACTTTGATTACCGGATAATGATGCGTATGTTGTTCCTGCAGCAGGAGTTCCCCAAGTTGTATTTGTGGAAGAATAGC